AATCGTTAGTAATATCCTCACCCATTTCAATCAGGCCATCAGCGATTAAGTCTAGTCCATCGTCTTTAGAGCAGCAAATATGCTTGCTCATTTGAACGCCAGTCTGCTCTTGAATGGTTTCGTCTTGCACTTCTTCAACTTCTATTTCTGTAAAGCCTAAAGGCTGAGATGTACCCATAAATACATTGAGACTAATGCCGTTAAACGTTAGCACCTTTTGAACCGCCTCAACTATAATCCTTTGCATCGGCTTAATAGTGATGTTATCCATCAATTGCGAAGCCATTTTAATCTCGTCAGCGTTTGAGCCTAAACCACCGTTTTGAGGCAGCCCAAATAACAATGGAGATGTAACTCGATGTGATACCATTAGCTTTCTAGCGGCTTCCTCTGCAATGAATTGATATTGGTTGTGTGCATCGTTCAGTTGTGGCGTTTGAATGTCAGCAGCGCCTTCCTTGTTCTCGTTAAATGCAACTATCACACTATCACCTTCCGTTCCAGTGTATTTACCTTTTACTTTTCTTTCAATTATTTGCTGTTCATCAGGGCTAGGAACTCCATTATTGAAGTTGATGATCATGTTTGCGCTAAACCGATTGAAGATGTTATTCAAGTGAAACTTTGCTAACTCGATTTCAACAAACGCATAGTCTATTCCGCTTTGCCATTCAACAGGGCTGAAATAATGAAAGCCAGTTTTGTAAGGCCGAATAACAAGTATTTCTAAACCTTTATTACTCATTCCAAAAGCCGGTATTCTTTCAGGGTTATCTTTATGGCTTACCTCTTTCCAATTATCAGAATAATAATAAGCTTCAACATCTCCATCTTCGTTGCACTTTTCAGGTCGTAAGTTTTGAATAGGTATATGTTCAACGCTTAGTATTTGAGTATGCCCTTGATCATAAATTACTTGCCATGAAGCCTCGCCATAAGTATAGAAATCATCGGCTGTTTTACGCATTAAATCCTCTGAAAATAGCTGTATCATTTGAGCGTATTCATCAGGCTTACGATTGGCATCGGTAGCATATAGACCTTTGCCGTAAATCATGTCTGAAATACCGTTTATCAATGCGCTATTGGTTGGCGAATCCTTTGCTTTTAACAAAGTCTCGTAATAGTTATTGTCCTCACCATAAGCAACCCACTTATCGCGCTTATTTTCTGAGATTGTAGGCATTGTGTATTTGCCTAGTTTGATGATCTTGATGCTCATATTATAATAAACTCGTTACTTGATTGAGTAGGCTCGTCATATACTCCTTCGTTGATAGTGAATTTTGGTAGATCGGTTTGATCGGTTACAAAACATTTACCTCTCCAACATAAAACACCAGTTTCTTTAATTTCAACTACATACTTATTCTGATCAACCAGAGCCGGATCATAAGTATTGGCAATTGTAAGATAGCCGTTTGAATAATTCGGAGTGTCGTCAGTGAATGAGTGCGTCTGCTTGTTTTGCTGCTCACTGAAAAAAGTGATAGTGATTGTTGCCGTAGGCTCAAATCTAGGAATGACCGTAAAAGTCTGTTCGTCAGAAGATGTGTTTAATACTATCATACTTATATAACTTGAAAAAAAATATTTGTAACAAAAAAGCCCCTACATAATGCAGAGGCTTTTTAGATAGGTATATGAACGCTCTTATGTTCCGACAGTTACCGTAACACCTAAAGCGGTAAGTTTGGCGTCTATTGTTGAACCACTAGCAGGAATTAAGAAATTCGCTGGAGTTTTTTCTTGACCTACTAAAGTCAAAGTATATCCAACAAAATCACCCATTGCAGTACCGTTAGCAACAGTTCCACCATTTACATCCATTCCATGTTCTAAACCAGCATAGAATAAATCACCGTTGTTTGTTTCAACGATTACATGAGGACGACCATAGCAAAGAATCTTTATTTCTTTGTGGTCTTCCTTAGTCAACTTCTTTAGAGACAAAGTTAATGTTTGCTCGAAGAAAGTTGTTCCGTTATCCCTTGACGAACTGACGGTCTGCTCAAAGCTAGACGTTCCTCTCAATTCATACTTGAAAGCTGGAACAGCTACACCTAGTAAGTCGATTACATCTGTATCGGTTGCATCGTAGCTAATTGCTAAACCATCATCACCGTAAGGTACAAAGTACACATTTTTAAGTCCAGCAACAGAATCCTTACATGGTTCTAGCCTTCCTAATGTTAAATCACAAGCCATATTTTTTAGTATTAAAAAAGGGCAAGCAAGCACTTGCCTACTCGCCCTTTCAATTATTAATTAAGATAAATTAGTTTGCAGAATTAGTTATTCCGTAAGTTACCACATCTTCTGCGTAACCGTAGTCAGCAGCAGCAGTAAAGCGCATTACAAAACGAACATTCTGAGAACCATCAATGTCGCTCATGTCGATCAACTTAACCTCATTCCAATCATTCATCAATCCAGTACCAAAGTAAAGGTTTGACTTCTGAGTGCAAATAGCTTGATTAGCTGTTAGACCTTCTGCAACAAATAAAGGAATACCATCGAAAAGAACATCGCCTAAGTCTTGGTTGTTTCCTTCACCTCTGTAACCGTTAGCACCTAATCCACTTGCTCCAAATCCACCCAATGCACGCTTGTACAATTTGTAGATTGATTGAGAAACGTAGATGTAAGTATCAGCTTGAGAATAAAGTCTAGCTGGTAAAGCGTCAACGATTTTTCCAAGTTCTTCTACTACGTTAGCAGCCGTTACAGTTGTTCCAGCTACTTCCTGAGCAGCTGGTAAAGCAGCATCAGCAGCGATCTTTGTAGCGATACCATCATATTGACCAGCACCAGCTACACCGTTCCAATACAAAGTCTCGTTTGAACTAGCAACTTTTGCAGCCATTCTAGCCAAGAAGAAATCTTGGAATGTCTTTGGCATTTCATGATGAGCAGAATATCCCATTTGGATAGCTTCCCATGTATCAACGAAATCTTTTTTACAAAGTTGAACGTTCACTTGTAATTCTTTTGGAGTGATTACTCGCTCAGTAAGAGTTACACTAGAAGATGCAGTGAAATCACAAGTAGCATCAGCGATAAGAGTGCCTGTGTCTAGCTTCTGAATAACAGATGATTTCTTGACGTTAGGCATAATTTCAACACCACCTTTATCTAAGGTAGGTGAAGATAGCAATGCTGGAGCAATAATTTTTCCAGCGTATTCACCAGCATAAGTTGAGGTGATATTTAAAGTAGTAGCCATTTTTTAAGATGTTTTTAAATTAAGGTTTGAGAATTTCGCCATCAACTTAGCGTCTAAGGTTTGGCTTTGTTTTTTCGAGTAAGTGAATTGCTCTTTTCTAGCATTTTCACGCTCAGGGTTTGGTTTAATAGGAGTAGCAGCTGGCATAACTGGAGCAGCGGATAGTTCCACTTCTTTCTCAGTTTCAACTTCTACTTCCTCAGCGGCTTTCATTTCAAGCTGAGAAGTAAACAAAGACTTGATCTCACCAATCGCAGCGAGAAAATCTTCTTTCGTTACATACTCAGGCTCAGAACTAGCCTCTACTTCAACCTCCACTTCTGGAGATTCTTCCGCAGCAGCTTCTTTAACTTCGGCAATGATGCCGTCCTCAGCTACTACTAGCATACGCCCATCTTCCATAGTATAATCGCCAATAGGCAATGGAACTTGTCCATCTTCGGTTACTATGAATACAGGACTTCCAGCTTCGAACATATCTGCTTCGAGAACTGTACCGTTGTCAAGGTTTGCGGTTTCAAGTTTTACCTCTTGACCGAGTAAACGCTTAACACTATTCAGAATTAATTTAGCTTCTTTCATACATATATAACTTATGCATGAACGAGGTGTAACATTTTCGAGATTAACTCTTTCTCTTATGGTATTCGTGTTACTTTTAAATCTCTAATTCAGGATCTAACATCACAATGGCATCAAGGTCTACAATGTACTCAGATACATCACCTAAGATATTCTCGATATGCAGTAGCTTATCCATATTATATCTAAATGTACCAGCCGGTGAGAAGTTCTCAATTCCAACAATTACATCTGTATCTACTTGAGCTTTTTGCTCTGCGTTTAAATTAATGATTTGCATTGTTAAGCTGTTATGTTATCAATGAATGTTTTGTAAGATGATTCAAAGTCTTTGGTTTCTTGAAGAGCATCAAACTCAGATATGTACATCATTAAAACCTTCTCTCCATAAAAGTCTCTAAAAGTTCCGTTAACATTTCTACCAAAAAGGCATACTTCCCTTGTTGGTAAAGGGGCGGTAGAGTTGTCATTTGTTGCTTGAGAACTTTCAATACCATCTAAAATTCCATAAGCAGAGGTAGTGGAAAATCTTAACGCCGAATGTCTAAATAAACCTGTTGTATTTGTAATACCAGTTATAAGTGAGCTTGTGTTTGAATTTCCAGTATAACCATAAAAAATTCCAGTTGTAGATATAAACGGGTAGTAATAATATGAAGCAATAGTATCAACGACACCTAATGCAAATCCATTACGAACCCCAACGGAATTGTATCCATCTGAAAATGAACCATATTGAATTTTATTTGCTGTATCGGAAACCAAATCTGAAAAACTGTATCCAGCTTTAAGTCGTTTTGTAGTTCCATCACCTTGTAACCCAACTAAACTATCCACATCCCCGTCAGTAAAGTTATTATTAGTAACAGAAACTAAAGTAATTGCATCAATTACAGCAGAATCAATCTTACCTCCTAAATACGGATATAATCTTTTTATCTTACTCCATCTACTAGCATCTTTTTCTCTTACAACAAAAGCATTAAATTCAGCTTTTACATTATCGGTTAGCGTACCGCCTGCGTCTTCTATTGCTGTGAAATAAGCCTCAGCGTCTGGGTCGACACTTGGCCCGCCACCTTGTCCAGTTATATCAGTCAAACCAGCTAAACTTGTAAAATGAGACGCACCCCAGTTGATGTTGTTATTTACAGCCCCTTTACCCCAACCTATATTATTATTTGAAGCACCATCGCCCCATCCATTTTCGTTTGCCATATTTATCGAATGTCTACCATTAATGATTTGAGAATTGCGCCTCCGTTGCTATCTGAATTGTACACTAATTCCATCGTGCCGTT